CATCATCCATCTCGGGTTTTAACCCGTTGTATGTTATCATTTGATGCAACTTTACATCACGCAGTTCTGTAGGTACAATTATCTTTTTGTTTTCAATCATATATTAATAAAACGAAGAAATTCCCGAATGTTTACGGGAATCTTTCGTGAAGGATGGTGTGAACCCTTGCATGGTATCTTTGAACTTCTTTGTCCGTGTGCAAAATATCCCCAAATTCACGCACTGATGAAATGATGGTGGAGTGATCCCGCCCACAGATTAGCCCAATTTCTTCGTATGTCATTTCCAACCGCTTTCTGCAAATGTGGTTGAACATGTGACGGGCATACAACGGCCTTCGTTTCCTTGACCTTGTTATCACCGTGTCGGGTGTAAGGTCGTAAACCTCACAGATTGCCCGTAACACTTCACGCCATGGGGTTGGTTCTAAATTGATGTCTGTTTTGGGTTGGACGATTTCACGCTTCAACGCACGAACTAAATTGTCATAGTCCGACTTCTGTTCAATCATCTGCAACCGCATCCGCCTGATTTCTTGTTTCAGGTTATGCACTTCTTGGTAATGGCTTGTCATCGCTCACCTCCCTTGTATTCTTATTTTATCACGCATCCATCTAATCCCTGCTTTAAAATTTAATCTTTCTAAAGGATTATCTAACCATTCAATTTCTCTATTTATCTCCTCATCAGTTGGTAGTTCAATGGGTGTTAAGTTTAATTCTTTCAATATTTCATCAGTTGAAGTTTTATATTCTTCACTGTAAATTGAAATGACCTTTTTTAAATCTGCTTCTGTGTATAGTTTCATTGCTCACCTCCTTCGTAGGTTTGTTCGTAGTATTGTTCACCAGTTATTGGTAGTGTACTTTCAGGATAATCAATTCCATGAACTGTTCCTTTGTTGTATGCAGTTTCAATTCTTTCTTTCTCCGTTTCTAAATACATATCCCAATTTACATTCATTCCTCTTGATTTGCATTCAATATCTAAGGCTTGAATAATTAGTTGTACTACTGTTTGCTGTTTATTATTTTCCATCTCCTTAGGTTCTGCCAAAGTTCTTTTTCTATTTTGACATCCGTTTTCATCACAATAATTCATTGTACATTTTTGTTCTGGGGTTTCACAAAAACCGTGTGGTGTTTGTTCTTTATTACTTGTCATTTTTCACCCCCTTCGGTTAGTTTGATAAAGCCCGTGTTTTGGTTTGCCCCAGTGATACGGATAAAATCCACTTCAATCTTTGCCGAATTGATAATTACTTGGCTTACATCCGCCATCGTTTTTGCCGTTTCAATGTCAATGTCACCATCTTTTAAGCGTTCTAAAACTTCAAATAAGTGGTCACGCACATCGTTAATCTTGTTTCTTGCCATGTTTTTTTATGTATTTTGTTATTTCTCGTTTGATATTGATTGCATCTTTGATGTCCTTGGGGTACTTCATTGGGTGGTGTTCCTTCATGAAGTGCATTTTGTCCACCATCTCCAAGTTACTGATGTCGCAATTCTTTTTGTTTCCATCCTTAAACACAATGTATTTGAATGGTGGGATTTTGCCGTTGTGTTGTTCCCAAGTTAATCGGTGAAGGGGTTTGTACCCCTGCTCTGTTTTAATCGTTATAAAGTCCCTATAACTGCTTAAATGCCCTATCGGATGATAGTTGTGTGGGCGTTGCCCTTTAACAAATCGTGTTTCAGCCCCATTCAGCATTACACCCTTTGTTCCTTTGCACCAACTTGTGCATCCTTTTTTGAATTTAGGTAAGTGCTTGTGTGCGGTGTTTTTCAAATAACCCTGCCAAAAATCTTTGTCCTTTCTCAACTTGTTTTTGTATGCAATGTTTTTGATGACATTTGGTGTGCAATTAAACTTAACCGCCAAGTCCTTGTTGTGGGTTATGGGAAACAACAAGCGAAATTCATCCATTTCGGAATCAGTCCACACCTTGAATTGTTGCTTCGATTGCTTTGAAGATTTCATATGCTACTTGTGGTACAATTGCGTTTCCGTATGCTTTTATTGATTCGTTCCGCCACTTTGAAAAGGTAATTCCGTCCAATTCGGTGGGAAGCCCATCATCTCCCCCACAAATCGGGGATTGAGTTGGGAATTGCTCCCACCCGCTACGCAAATGCTCAATTCGTTTATTTTGTGTTGTTGGCTTGGGCTGTTCTCCTTTTGCTTCGCATCCTGACAAGTTGGTGTTGGCAACATCCCCTTGGTCAATCTTATAATCGTATCTGGTAGTGCCTCTCCATAACACTGCACTTTCCCCGTTGATGAAATTCTTTTGCCAGGTTTTGTATGACCTAAATAATCCCGTTGACATGGTGTTGGAAGCATCCCCATCGCTGCCATTGTTGGTAAACCTATTGTATTTCTTTTTGCTGCCCCATTTACCTGATTTTTGTCGACATAAATTCCATCGTTCATTGCAATTGGTGTTGGTAGCAACGAACCATACTCGATCCCTTCCGTGTGGGGCATTGACCGCCGCCGCAGGTATAACCACGGCCTGGACTTCGTACCCCGCAGATTCCAAGTCAGAATGCACCTCGTCGAAGACCATCCCTCCATTCCAATTAAGCAACCCAAAAACATTTTCCCCCACGATGTACTTTGGTTTAATCTCTTGTATTGCTCGTAACATTTCTGGCCATAAATGGCGTTCATCTTCTTTGCCTTTTCGTTGCCCTGCGCTTGAATAGGGTTGACATGGGAATCCCCCAGTGAGAATGTCAATTTTGTTTGCATATTTTGTAAAATCCGTTTTTGTTATGTCATCAAATGATTCTGCATTCGGCCAATAATGATGTAATACTTTTTTACCGAATTCGTTCCACTCACAATGGAAAACATTTTCCCATCCCATCCATTCGGATGCCAAGTCAAACCCCCCAATTCCCGAAAATAAACTACCGTGCCTCATTATTTGTCAATGCAAATATACGAAATACACAAGAAATAAACATCATATTATGGCATTACGCTTAATTGTTTTTGCAATTGCATTTTGGTTTTAGCCAATTGGTCAATTTGTGATTGCTCAAAATTTCGTTCAATCATTGCATTTATACGCACTGTTAAACTTCTAATTTCCTCGCGAATTGAATCTGTATTTTTTTCTTTTGTCATATCCATGTGACAAATCTACATTCATTATTTGTAATTCCAAATATAAAATGAAAAATAATTAAAAAAATTATCGGATATCATATTGGCCGTATGACGATTTGATTCCAAGTGCCATCATCTCGAAGTACCTCCAACTGTCGATTGCGTGGTCTGTTCCCGTTGGTGTGTTCATTGTACGCCCTTGGGCATCCGTATCCCAACAATAGTTGCGTATTTCTTTAATTAGGTTTGTGGATGTGGATGTCACCAAATATGATTGTGATTGCATGATTTGGATTCCGTAGTTGATGGAATCCTTTCCTTTGGTTACGCCCTTTATTCTAATGCCGTATCTTTTGATCTCATCAATTGATTTTGGTTCTGCGCTATCCGCATACACTGGCACAAAGTTGGGCAATGCCTTGGCAATGTCCGAATTAAGCATTCCCGTACGATATGCGACTTCATCAACGATTCGTTGGCCATTGTACTCATATACGGCAACAATTGCCGTAGGGTCGTTTGTATAACCAAAATCCACACCACAACCAAGTAACCTTGCATCCTCGGGAATCTTGTCTATGGTTTGCCAATTTGAAAAGATAACCCCTTGAAGGTTTCCAATCTCACCAAGCCCGAATACTTTCCACCAATTACGCCAATAGTTGCTTGTTTCTGCCCTATCCCGTGCCTTTTCAATTTCCGCCACAATGGATTTATCCAACGCTTCGTTGTCTTTGTAGGTAAGTACAATCATTTCCGCATCAGGGTCGTTTACCAATTCGCTATCTACCCAAAACTCCGCCACTGGGTTGTAATCCAAATAGATGAATTTACGGGTACGGATTGCCATTTGGTAGTATGATTCCCAATCTATGTTGTTGCACTCGTTAACGAATAAAACATCACGCCTTGCACCCCTCAACTTTTGTGGTTGATCCGCAGAAAAGAATTCAATGTATGAATCATTTGAGAATGTGTAGGTGAGCGAAGATTTGTTCCACTTGTTTGGGTCATACATCCCCACCATGTCCATGATTTTTAGAAAGTCACGGATTGCACCCCTTCGCAAATGCGGGATGGTTTCGGACACCACACTAATTTCACACTTTGGGTTTTGCACCGCGTATGTGATAAGCATGGGAATAATACTGAATGTTTTTGATGAGGATGTTCCACCGCGCACGATTCTAACCCGCTTTCGCAGTTGTGAAATCTTGGTTTGTGCGGTGGTTTTTTGAAGCATTATTTCACATCCAAGTCAATACCATTGAAGATTGGTTTTTCTGTGGTAACATCAATTTGTTGGGTGGGCATACCAAATCCCGAATCCATCAATTGTTTGTATGCACCAACATCACCTTTCCTTGCCTTATGTATCATTGCAAGTGTTATCAAATCTTCTTGGGATAGTTTTTCCAATTCACCCGTGATGGGGTTTTTGCTTTCTTGCATTACCTCTAACCATTTCCGTGCTATGGTGCTTCGGTTTTTGCTTCCCTTGGGTCTGCCATTGGGGTTGCCACTTTCCCCAGGTTGGAACGGAATCAAATCTTCTTTGCTCATTCTGTTTTTGTTCTGTTTTAATCGTTTGGTAGCAAGGGGATAGGCATCCACATATAGGGTGCATTAATTGGTGAATCATCATGTGACAAATACCATTGCCCGTCTAAAATGTAGGCAACCTCTTTGGTGTCAATTAATACCCACACTTGGTCATGTGGTATGGTGTCGCGGGTTTCTCTCCATGCTTTCATAGTTCTAATAATTTCCAAACTGCTTGTTCAGGTGTTGATGCTATTTTTTGTAATGCTTTTTTTACTTGGTTGTATTCATCGGGGGTGTATTCCAATGTGATTTTTTGGGTATCAATCTTTGGTTCGTCCTCCACTTCGTCAATAACTTTTGGCAATTCCAATCCCCAATCTTCCAAATCGTCCGCGTCAAAATCGTTGGCAAGTGCATCCCAATCCCATTCCCCAAAATTTAGGTTGTCTTTGATGATGAATTCTTGTTGCTTTTCCTTACTCCAATCTACCTTTTGACATGGGATGGTTACAAATTCGAGTTCCTTCATTGCCATGTATCGCATTGTTCCACCCAATATCATATTGTCTTGGTTGATAATCAATGGGCGAACCATTGTCATGTCGGGGAATTCCCTTATTGACTTTACCAACTGTTCAAACTTGTGGTCCTTAATGAACCTAGGATTCGCATCGTTGGGATGAATGTCGTTTATATTGTACGCTTCAATCATTTGTTCATTTTTATTTGGTGTGTGATGATTAAAAAATCACGATATTGTTTTTTGTCACCATACTTGATGTGGCATGGCCTACAAAGTGCTTGTAGATTCTCAATGGTATCTTTTGTTTTACTCCCTCCCATTCCACGGCAATCAATATGATTTATGTCCACGGCTTTTGAGCCACACACTTCGCATGGAATAAAATCGGATGTGTCGTACCCGAAATGATTCATGTAAATTTTAGTGTGTTTCTGCATTCAGTTGCCTAATTTGTGTTAACCATTCGCCCCATCGTTCACGATCCGCAAACCTTACTTTGCACTTATCACAAATATAAATCAAATTGGAATCTATGTGTGGTCCAGTGGGGTTGATTTTTTCTTCCGTGCTTACTTTATAGTGGTCACAAACTTCACATTCATTCTTGCACTTTATAAGTTTCATAAACTTGGGTCAATTCATTTATCATGGTTTGCCATGCCTTTGGGTTGCAAGTACACGGCTTGTAAATTCTCTTGCTTTGGAATATCCTTGACCACATTTTGGAAAGGTGATCCGCTTCCATAGGTGATAAGGTGGTGGAATTTATGGTCTTGAAATGCGTAAACCAATCGTATTCGCCCTCCGTCATGCACAATGGTTTGCGGTTTGGGAATATCTTGTTCAATTTGTGTTTACGGGCATCGCATCCGCAATCCTCGCCACCGATAAACTTGGTTAAAAATTCAATCCCCGTGGCCTTCGTTACCTTCTGAATCGTATCCCCCAGTCCGATGGATGGTCGTGATTCGGTAAACTGTTTCCGTGTGTCTTTTTTCTTCTGCATATATCTTGTATTTGTTTTGTGTCCT